AATCGGTTGATTTTCTCGCGTCGATATCAGAGAAGATCGGCATTTCGTAGTTGCTAAGTGGTCCGTACGCCATGCAGTATTCCGCTGTTGATGTCTGTGCATCTGTCACAGCTTTACAAGCGGAATTGATAACGTATGGTACGCCGTCAATCGTTCCTGTGTTTCCGTGGTTTACGATTGTGTAGAATTTGCGTCCCTGTTTATCTTTCAGTTTCGCAAATGCTTTCAGATCCTTTTTGTTCAGGATCAGAACTGCAACGTCTTCCACTTCTTCGTCTCCGCCGTAACCATAGATAATATCGTCCAGTGTTTCGTCTGTAATCGCCTTCATAGAAAGGTCTTTTGCTGGATCAATAACCTGATCGGCTGCTTTTGTCGGGTTGTGGAAAATGCCTTTGAATTTTCCGCTTGTACCGTCCCCGATCATGATCTGTCGATTCATGTACTTTCTGATTGCGCGTGTGACAGATCCTTCTACTACAGAATCGTAATCAGCGTTCGGAAGTTTAACCATTTCTTCTGGTTCTTCTGTGTATGCTGTGATCTTCTGTTTTTCCACGGTTACATAACCGAATGTCGGTTCTGTTGCGCTATAGTCTGCGCTTTCTGCTGTGCTTCCTGCGCCGTCGCCGTAGCTTTTTACATATCCTCTCTGATATGTTTCGCCGCCATTTAACGGAATTGCTCTGACACGATCCACCAGTGAGGAAACGTCGTTGAATGTCTCTTTTACGTCGCTCGCGGTGTGTTTTGGTGTGACTGCCTGTGTGACAGAAAGCGCATTCCGTACAGATCCGAACGCTACCTTTGCGTTGAACTGTACTGTCTTTCCGTCTTTCAGGCTCTGTCCTCTTTCTTCACGTTTTTTATTCTTCACGTCGTCGCCTTTCTCTCCCGGTGTGTCGTCGTGATCGTCGCCCGCCTGTGCTGCCAATCCCGCGATATTTGCGCGGTTCTGAATGTCCTGTAAAATGCCGTTAATATCTTCGGCTTCGGTTGTCAGGGCGTCCAGTACTTCGCCTTCTGCTGTCTGTGCCTGTGTGCCGATTTCTTTCAATCTTGCTTTCAGGTCTTTCATGTTCATGTTCACAAGTTCTTCATGCTTCATATTCGCTTTATTCTCCTTTCGTCATTCCCTCGATACATAATCTTTTGATCTGGTTTCTTTTTTCGGCGTCTGCTGCCGCTTTCGCCTGTTCTTCCGGTGTAGGCCCCTTCGGTGTCTGTTCCGGCTGTTTCTGGTGAGATTTGAATTTTTCCGGCAACTTTCCGGCGTGGCTCAAATAGTCGCCGACTGCTGCCACATAATCGGCCGCGTCTGTCTGTGCGATATTGAAATATTTCGCCGCTTCCTTTCCGTCCAACCATGTTTCCGCGTCTACCAGTGCTTCCACCTGATCGATCGTGACGCCTTCCGCCAGATGATCTTCGTATACGTTCATGATTCCGGTCTGTATTTTATCCAGATCGTCCGCCATTTTTCGCATTTCGTCCGCATTGCCGGAAATTGCACCCCATGGCTTGTGAATCATCAAGAATGCATTCGACGGAATTTCCGGCGGCTCTGTTCCTGCAAATGCGATTACAGATGCAATCGAACCGGCCAGGCCGTCCACGTATACTTTCACTTTGTTTTTTTCTCCGTGGCGTTTAATCATGTTGTAGATCGCCATTCCTGCGAACACTGATCCGCCGCCGGAATTAACATATACATTCAGGTCTTTTCCTTCTGCCTGTGAAAGAAAATTCTTGATTGCGTCCGGGTACTGATCTTCGTTCTGCCATGCTCCCCACCAGTCCGACACGATATCGCCGTAAAAGTAGAGATCCGCGGAAACGTCGGTCATGTTTTTGATTTCAAGCCCTTTTAATACGTCCGCCATTGTCTGCCCCCTTTCAGTTTTGCTTGTACATAGATAGCGTTCATAAGCATTTCAAGCGGTACTTTCGCCGCCTGCTGCTGTCCGTCGCCTTCCGGCGGTCCATTGCCGCCGCTTCCGTCCTGCTGCCCCGTCTGGTACAGTGATTGATCGTCCGCTTTGACGTAGTTCAGTGATACCATTCTCACGTCGCCGTCTTCGATCGGCTCATAGTAGAGAAGTTCCCGGAATTCGTTGATTGTGATAATTCCTCGGTCATACAGAACCGATCCGATTGTTGATCGTGTCTGCAATGTCGCATACTGTAAACGATTTGAAGAAAATATGATCTTGTTTCCGAAACCTCTTTCCCTCTCCGTCAGTAGTTTGAATGTGAATTCAAGTGATAATTGAAGGGCTATCGGTTCGATCACACTTTCGTAAAATGCGTTCCACTCTGATTCTGAAAATTTTGACATCAAAATATTTTCATTCACGTTGTAATAGCGGTATACGTTATCGCGTAAAAACTGCGATTGCAACGTCGGAATAGTTGGGGCTTTCTGGTTGATTTCGTGAAATTCCATTGTATTATCCAGTCCGCCCAGTCCGCCTTCGTTGCTCGCGTCCATGTATGCTTCCTGAAATTCTTTTACTTTCTTTTTCAGTTCTTCGTCGTCCGCAAAGTTGTTATATTTCAAATAACCTTTCAGGTTGGCGGAATTTTTAACCAGATTCCGCAAGGCCTGTCCGGTCGCGTCCAGTAATTCCAGTGTGTTTTTTAGTGCCGGATCTGGTTCAGATCCTAAAAAACGCTTTCTGTCGAATCTTGCTTTCAGGTGGATCACGGATTGATACGGGACCGTGTAGATCTTCCCGTCATAGTCCCACGTGAACCGGAATAACATTGCTCCGGTTTCTTCGTCTTCCCACACTCTGAACCCGCGTGTCGTGATCGGTACAATGCTTTTGACTTTGGAAAAATCGTCATTGTAAAAAATCACTGCGAATGCATTGGACTTTCTGACAAGCTGCGCCGCCATTTTGTACAGTGCGTCGTACACGGACAGTTCCGGCGACCAACGCAAGGAAAGAAGTTTCGCCAGATAATCGTCGCGAATCATCATTCCGCGCGAATCTGTGCGAATCAACTGCGGTGTCAGTTTTCCGACGTTCGTTGCGATACAGTTTGTTATCGATCCGATGATATCGCTTGCGTCCATATCCGCCGACGCGTTGTATTCGCCCCGGATTGTGAATATCGGACTAAACTTCATTCTGCGGAATGTCGCAAAATCTTTTAATATTCCCGTTTCGTTCTACCCCCTTTCGGCTTTATTCACAGTTCAGTTTATCTTTTAAGTGCGTTCATTTCTGACCTGTTTTTATATACAAAAAGAGAGGGGCGCGCGCCCTCTCTTATGCTGCATTTTGTAATTGTCTGCCGATTTCCTTGTGGTATTTCATTTTTACAGCCAGTGCATCGAAGATCGATACCGCGCCGTCGATATGCGCCCGCTTTTCGATCTTGACAGGTTTCATTCTGCTGTCGTCTGTCTGGATCTGAACGGCCACGTTTAACAGGTGGGATTTTAACAGGTTGTTTTCTCCAATCAAATACATTCCGTCTTTCAGATCCCCTTCGAAGGTGTTTAATATAGGCGTCAGGTTCGTTCCCTGATATACGTCGTCCATGTGGAAGCCTGCTTCTTTCATTTCTTCCACCAGATAACCCGCGCAATATCTGTCGTAACCGACTTTTAGTGGCCTGATCTTATATTCTTTTATCAGGCGCACGAACCATGCGAACACGTCTTTGTAATTTACCTGATGTTCTCCCGATATCGTGAGATAGCCCTGTTCTTTGAAAATGTTGTATGGGACACCTTCTTCGTCGATTGCCACGTTGTAGCGTTCCTGCGGCATGAAAAATTGTGTGATAATGTGATTCTTTCCGCCCTTTTCGATAACCAGTGAAACAGCCGTCAGGTCGGTTGTTCGTGAAAGGTCTATACCGGCCACGCAATAGCAGCCCCGGAAGTCGTCCAGTGTGTGCGGTTGTCCTGCTGCCTTCGCTACCGTCTCATAGTCAAGCCATGCAATCGAAGAATTTTGCTTGATGTTGCAATACTTCGTCATGAATTCCGCTTTTTTTGATAACGACTGTAGCGCGATCGCGATCTGTTCTTCGAAGAATTCCCACTGAACCGATACGCCTAAATTTGGGTTGGCTTTTGCCAGTTCTTCTTTTGTGTTCCACTTTTCCAGATCGTCGATCATGTACAGGAACGGAAGTAATCGTCTTTCTTTGCTCGATCCTTTCAGGAAAGCTGTTGATCGCTTCATCAGTTCGTCGAAGATTCCGTCGTTGACATATCCGGCGGTTGATGTAGAAAGCGTGATCGGCTCTGTTCGCGCTCCTGTACCTGATACCATAACTTCGTACTGCTTCAAGCCCTGATCGCCCGGCCACGCTTCCATTTCGTCGTTTGTTGTCATGGTCGGGTTGAATCCGTCCGCCTTCTTTGCGTTGAATGCAATCTTTTTGATTGTGGTGTTTAATTCCGCTATGTAGATATCAGATCGCCGCTTCTTCGTCACTTCTGCCAGTTCTTCTTCTGCTTGCGTGATCTTGTAAAAACTGTCGTACACGATATCGGCCTGATCCAGTTTCGGCGCAAGGCAATATAATTCGCTGCCGTATTCTCCGTCGATATACGCCACGTATGCCATAATTGCAGCCGCAAAAAGGCTTTTCCCGTTTTTACGTCCGACCAGAAGAAAGATTTCCCGGAACTGCCGTCGGTGCGTCTTTTTATCCAGTATTCCGAATATCGCCGAAATAATAGCTTTCTGCCATAGTTCCAACTTGAAAAGGTCATTCCGCCCCTTTGAGTGGTGGCAGAAATTTTCGATAAATTGGATCGCTTTATTTGCTTTCTTTGCATCAAAATCCCAGTCGCCGGATTTTATGCCGTCAACTAGGATTTTATAAATTTTCTTTATCCATTTTCCCGCTATGATCTGCCCGCGTTCGATTTTGTCGTAATACTCGACAATGTAATTCACATATACGTTATGCATTTCTAAACGCTGCCAACTTGCTTATTTTCTCCGTCTGCTGTTGTGGTAAATACTCGATCAGTTTGTCGATATTTGAGTTATACGCCCGCGAATATTTGTCAAAGGTTGCAACTGCCGGATTCTCTTTCATGTATCTTTGTGAGCCGTTGACAACTTCGGTTTTTAGCCCTTCCGTCATGATTGAGTATTTTGCTTCCCGGATCGCCACAGCCTGAAAAGCCATTTCTTTTACCTTGCGTTCGATCATTTTCTTTTTCCGGTCGTCCTCAACGTCCTTGAACAATTCCATGATCTTTTTTCGTTCCTTTTCGACCTCTGCTTCGGTTAAAATCTCGCCCGCTGCTTCTTTTTTCAGTCTCGTTTTCAGATTCTTTTTCCGTGCTTCCGGTAAATCTCTGAATATTCCCAGAAGTTCCAATAACTCCGGTAAAACCTGATCTTCTTCTGGTTTTATCTCTCTATCTTTCTCTAAATCCATGCATTTACACCCCCTCTCACGTGCGCGCGCCTGCGGAGAGTTTTTTTTATCTAGCTCCCTCGGTTCTTTCTGGTAAAAAATTTTTGTACCACCGGGGGGTGGTTGGCGCGCTTTTCGCGATTTCGTTTTGTTTTTTCGGCTGATCTGTTTTTGATTTTCAGGAAAATGATTTTGTCGGAATGATATTGCCGTCACGATCGAATCTGTATCGCTTCGGCTTGCCGTGATGTTCTGCGTTGTGGTGTTCGTCGCACACGACTTCCAGATTATCCCACGACAACGTGACGTTCGGATCGTTGATATTCTTCGGCGTGATCCATATCTTGTGATGCACTATCGTTCCGATGTTGACTTCTTTCAAGCTGCGTTTGCCTTCTTCGAATTCTTTCTGACAACGCTCGCACATTCCGCCCTTGCTGTCGTAGTATGCTTTCCGTGTCTTCTTCCATGCTTCGGAATTGTAAAAGGCTTTTGCATATTCTTTCGCCACTTGTCACTCTCCATTCTATCTTCTGTCGCTGTTCATTTCTGACCTGTCTTCCTACTGCTGCCGATCATATCCATTGACGCTGCCACGTGATAACAGAATTCTTTCCGGTATTCGTAGAATAGACGTCTGCAGCAATATGTTTCCCCTAACAATTCCCACGGCGTATTATCCTTCAAACTCTGACAGATCTTCCCGATAACCTGATCGCGTGTGCTTCCCGTGAATCCTTGCAGTCCGATATTCTCTTTTGCTTCTTCGATTGCCTTGTCTGCCTGTCGGTCGAACGCCGTATACTGCCCGGTGTGTTTTCTCCTGTCTCGCTTCTCCTGATCCTTCATGATTGCCCGGACGATCGTTTTTGTGTTTTTATCCAGTTTATACGCCATGGCCGTTTCTCCTTATCCTTCGATCTTCGTATTCTGCAAATAGTCCAGAAGATCTTTTTCTTTCATATCGTCGCGGTCGTACAGAAAGGCGGTCAGGGTTGTTGCTTCGCTTTTCCAGTATACCTGTTTCGGGAAATGATGATTGATAAACGGTCCCTCGATCTCGTATTCGTAATCGGTGTTCATCGACAACGGATCGATTGCCTGAATGAATCCTTCGCCCAGTACGTCCACTCGTCCGTCTTCTGCCTGTAGAATCCGCATGGTCTGACCGTATGGGTGTTTGTTTAATACAAGGCGTGTCACTGTCAGTTTTTCTTCTTCGTCTTCGTATTGCTCCGTCGCGTCTATTAAATTCCAGTGTACTTCGTTGATCTCGTATTGGTTGGCTTCCTTCGTCGCCTTGAAAGCCCCCCCATCTTCCGGCATTTCTCCCGTTAATTCGATCACTGCTGCCAGTGCCTTTTTATCTAGTGATTCTTTTATCGTGGCGATCGCCCAGTATGAGCCGCCGAAAAGTAACTGATCCCCCCGGCGCGCAACATATAAGCCCGCTCCCGTGTAGGCTTCTTTTATCAGTCTTTTGAAATCTCTTAATCTTACAAACATTGTTCTTTCTCCTTCCTACCATTCCGGCTGTTTATTTTTCTTGTACAGTTCACAGTTCGCGCACGGCGTCCAGTCTGCTTCGATGCCTTCACAACACCCGAACATTTTCGGGGCTTCCTCGCAATTAACCAGATCGAAGTTGTCTGCCCGTGCCAGATAATGCCGGATCAGACTTCGCGCTTCTTCTGCCGAATATGCAACGGCCGTTTTATAGCCCTGATCTTTTAACATGGCCATAAATTCGACCTGATCTTTTGTTGGCTTGTTATTCCCGAATTTCATTTCGATGTACAGACCGTTGAATCCCCGGCGCGCTACCGGAAGCGACAGATCGGGAACGCCCGCCACCATTCCGGCAGCCTTTAAAAGTGCGCCGTTTGTCCGCTTCCCTTCGTTCGGTATATGATGCAATAATTTTAATTCCGGTATGAATTCCCGGACAGATCGCGCCCAGTTAAAAAGTTTTATCTGCTCCGTGATCTCTGAATTTTTCATGTTTTGTAATTTGATCGCCATTTGATCTCCCCTTTCAGTCTCTTGTCATTCTTGCGTATATGTAAAACGCGGCTGTCACTGTGTTGAACTTCACTTCTGCGTCTAAAAAGCGATAGCCCACGTATTCTTTTTCAAGGCTCTGTTTCAGTGTTTCGTGATCCTTTGCCATTTTCTCAACACGGCGTTTCTTGAATTTCCGGTATGATCTTGTCGGCTCTGGTGGCTTTTTTAGGTTCTTTGAACTGCACCACCGTTTTGTCCCGTGCGGATTTTGGGAAATGTAGGTCGCAAGGCCTGTTATTCCGAAATCTTCGTCCGGTTTTACCCGGCGCGTGTTCGGTCGCTTGCATTTTCCCCACATTGCTTCTAATTCGTCGCGATCCACGCCGTCGCCGCTCATGAGTATGTGAAAGTGCGGGCGCGTGTAATCGTCAACGGCCAGAACGTAGATATATTTCATGTTATCGAACCCGTGTTTCTTTCTCTTGCGGTTCACTCGCTTGATAAAATTCGTCACGTCCTTTTTTGCTCTCTCTATGTCTTCCGGTATGTAACTGTCGTCCCACCCGAACGTCGCCCAGATATCCCCTGAACCGAAATTGATATTCGCAAGGCGGATCACATATCGACGGGCGTTCTTGTCGTTCAGATTCCTTTGTGACGGCTTCGTTTCTCTCTTTTTCTTCGTGTGTGGCATATCTGCCCGGTTATAGAAAGACGGATAGATCATCACTTCCGCAATCTCTTTCCCGGATTTTATGTTTTTACACTTGATCGTTGATGTTCTGTAAAGGCTTTCCACCTTCCCTTCTTTCAACAGTCGTTCGTATTCCCATTCTTCAAGTTTTGCCTGCTGTTCCTTCCACTGTTCTTCAAAATCTATCAACAAGGGATTCTCACGTCTGAATTTCTCTTTTGCTGCCTTCTCTATCTCTTTGTCAAGATCATACTGATACGCTTCGTTGTAGTCGTAGTTATCATAGCTTCGTTTCTGCTTCATAGAATCCCCCTTCCCGTCCATGTATGTATTTATTTATTTTATATATAAAAACAATAGTGTCTGATTTGTTAATACCCATTACAAGGACGGTTAAGATTTCTTTCTTATATATAGAAGAAACACGCGTTCGTGTTTTTACCCTTTCCGATCTGGTATTCTGTATAACGAAACGATCTCCGGCGGTAAATCTCCGAACACGTGTTCTAGTTCCCTGAACCCGGCTTTCATTTCTTCGATCGTTTCTTCCGCTTTCTGACGTTTGCGTACCTCTGCGCTTGCGATTTCCGCGGCCGCGTCTAACCTTCCCGAAAGATCGTCTTTCTCTTCCTTTAATTTATGGATCTTCTTTTTTAGCTTCCTTAATTGTCCCGTTTTGGTTCTTCTTTCGTATTTGTCGCGGTCCATCACTTCGCATAAATAGGCGTCGTAATAACGATCGTATTCAGGATCTTTTTTTCTTTCAAATTTCGTTTCGCTGATCTGTATAAAAACCGTGTCGTCTTTCATTCTGTCAATTTCCGATGTTGTCAGTCTTTTCAGTTCGCTTTCTTCATATAGTTTTTTCATTGACTTTTCACTCCTTCCGGGTGTATTATGATTTTGGTTAGATTTCGATATCGTTCGAAAAGGCGGATCACGGAAGTTTTTATCTTCTGTAATCCGCTTTTTCTTTTATTCATTTTCCTTTTTTTGTCTTTCCCCTTCGTGGATATAATTAACAATCTGTGTCAGTTCGTCGTATTGTTTTTCCGACAACTCCCCGTATTCGTAGGCGGCTTCGAACTGCCCGATCAGATATCCGGCCGCGAAGTCAAGTTCCATTGTCGTTTCTGATTTCATCAGGCGCGGGATCTGCAATGAATACTTTTTATAGTTACGTTTCAGTCTCTCTTGCCTTTTCCGTCTGGATATCGCTTTCAGAATTCTTTTCAGTTTCTTCATTTTGGTTAGATTCCTTTCTTTCTGCTTCTTTCTGCTTCTGGATCTGTGCGAATGCTTCCCGATCTGTTGGGTTGTCATACGGGTTTAATGATGTAAGTCCGGCAATCTGCCGTCTTCTTATTGGATTTACTGCCTTGTCGTCTATGTAGATATCTGCATTGATCTTCCGGCAGTCGTTTCCGTATAGTTCGATCAGCTCCGGCAGATTTTCGTTTACCGCGTCAAATTCAAGCCCGCGTTCTTTACACCACGCCACCGCGTCTTCCAACTGTTCCCCGTCTCTGTTCGTCCAGAGTATCAGGCGCGATCCGTTCAACTGTTCATTCCGGCAGAAGTTGAAAACGGTCATGTTTACGTCGCCGATTTCCGGCCATGTTCCCGTATGTAGTGTTCCGTCAAAATCAACGGCTATGATTCGATTTCCCTTTGTATCCATTTAACCCGCCTTTCTCATTACTGCCGCCTGTCCGGTCATAATTCCCAGATCAAGCGGTTTTTCCTCTTTGATTGCTCTGTTTAAATCTTCCACGGTATAAATCCCGATTTCTTTCAATGCTTCTTCAATTTTCTGTCGTTTCTCCATGTGCCGGATCTCCTTTCTGGTAGCTGCTTAAAATTCCTTTTCGTGCCATTGCTGCGGTCTGGATTGCTTCGACTGCGAGTTTTACGGCATTTTCATAGATTCGTGTCAGGCGTTTGTTTTTAACCTCTTGCGATTCATTTTCTTTTACTTCCGTCCAGAATTTATCAAGGCTATATTCTACCATTTCCAGTTCTTCGCGGGCTTCGTCGAATTCTTCAAAGATCACGGCGTAAGCTTCGTGAGAACTTGCAAAAAGCGGGAACTTTTCGTTTGCTGCTTTTAACTCCGTTTCTGTTAGTTCATAGATTTTCTGTTTTATCGCGTCCATGCTTTCTATTTTCTCCGGTTCCGGTTCTTCTTCCGGTTCTTCTTCCATGTCCTGGCTCTTCGGTAGCATTTCCCCGAATATTGCTTCCAGTACATTTACAACGATTGAGTTTCCCGCCTGTGCGTATAACTGCGTATCGCTGTTTATTTCGTCTGCTTCTGCTGCCCTGAAATCTTCGTCTGAAAATCCCATAAGTCGCCAACACTCTAACGGTGTCAATCTTCTGAGTCTGTATGATTCCATTTCTTTACGCTCCAACTTGTACAACTCCTGATTGCTCGACATTATCGTAGGGCAGACGGTCCCGCCCGCCTGAACGCGTCCGCGTCTGGTCTTTGATGTTGGGAAGCTGAGATCTGCCACCCCCCCCTACTTGCCATTGTATAAATCCGGCTTTTGTCGCCTGTTTTACCATTACTGCTTCTAACATTCTTTTAATCCCGTTCTGATAATTTTCGTTGCGTGTTTATATTCTGTCGCTGTCAAGCAACGGCAGATTCCGCAACTGTCAAATATTAAATTCCCTTGATGTTCTCCGCCTAACGCTCCTAACTTCTGGATTCTCCCCCTCCTAATCGGATTTACAGAATCTTCTACAATTTCAAGAATCATCGTGTCTTTATTGACTGTCGTTAATGTATTGCAGATATTTTCCTGTTGTGGCTCGATTCTCTGTATGGTCGGGATTCCTGGCGTCCTATCCGAAGGATTTTCCGGGTTTCTACCTCTAATCGCTATCGGTATTCTTTTTTTCACTGTCGCACCTCACTATGATATAGGGTTGTCGTCCCCCCCCCTGTACACGAATTGAGTGTCGGGGAAAGACCTTTTCGATCGTAAACACGGCCGACGCTCGGATTATCCCACCCGGACGCGCCTTTCATTATGTTGCCGATCTGCATCGTCTTTTTATCCTGATTAAGTCCCATTCGTGGCGGTCTTTGCTACCTCTGCCCCCCCCTCTTATGGTTTTTGACACTTTTTTTTCAAGTCGCCCGCTCTGTATCAGTTCCGTGATAAGTCCGTCGGCAGCTTCCGAATTTACATAGAATTTTTCTTCCACTTCGTCTTCCAGTAAATCGTCCATGGCCTTTTCCAATGGTATTTCTTCCGGGAACTGATAATCATAATCGCCCAGAATCGACACCATATAGGCGCGCTGTCTGTTCTGCGGAATGCCGAAGTCTTTTGCGTTCAGGATCTTTGCATAATTTTTATAGCCTTTCCCGGTTAAAAACTCTTGCCATGCTTCAAAATTGTGTAAATTCTTTCTCTGCATGACCTGTGGCACGTTCTCCATTAGAAGAATCTGTGGAAGTTCCTTCATTTCGTCCAGAAGTCTTTCAACTTCCCATAGCATACCGGATCGTGTGCCTGATCCTTTATCCATGCCGGCCATTTTCCCGGCGACGCTTAAATCCTGACATGGGAATGAATATGTTACTATGTAGGTGTATTTATCTGTTTCCACCACTCCCAGATCGTCGCCTGTGATATTCTGGATATTTACAAGGTTTTTCGTCGCCCATATGTTGTTGTACACTTCGCGAAGCCACCATTCCGGCTTCTTCCTGATTTTATCTTCTGCCATTGGATCTTTTCCGTTGTTGGAAATTCCCCATCGCGACAGTTTTTCGGCTATCTGTTCTTTGCTAAAATCTGCGCTATAGTCTTTTGTGTCGTCCGCGCAATGGATCGCTTTATAACTTGCGTTCGGCTGAATCCACCATTCACACGTCCGATAGGTCGTGAAATCTGCTCCCAGATTCCGCAACGCCATGGCCTGTGATCCGATTCCGGCGAATAATTCGATCAACCGGATTGGTTTATCTATTTTGTATGGTTGCATTGTGGTTAGATCTCCTTTATATTTTCATTCTGTAGTAAAGTTTCATCATTAAATCAGAAAAACTATAGTCCGGCATTTCTTCCGGTTGCATCGGGCTGATAAGTCCCAGTTTTTCCCAGTCCTTGTGACAGATTTCCGGCGTAAATGCAAATTCTTTGACTTTTGCTTTCAGTATGTCTTCCGGGACCTTATAAAACCAGTCTGCAAATAATACGTTCCCGTCCTTTTCAATCCACGCCCGCGCCGACGGCTGCGATACTTCCCTGATCTCTCCGACTGTCATTATTTATATAACCAGATCTTGAAAACATAAGTTCCCGGAAGATCTGGATCTCCTGTCGGTGCTATCATTTTTACTTCACGGTCTGCCAGTTCTTCTTCCCGACGGGCTTTCGCGGCTTTTCCTTTGAAGATCGTGTCAGATTCTCCCTGTTTTAATGGGTTGTCTTCGTCCTGTACCGTGATATGTTGTGCCGGGCTTAACAGCGTTAAAAAGTCTCTAAATTTCAGGTTCATTTTTGTCATTGCTCTTTTCTCCCTTCCTCTTCGCTTTTTCAATCTGGCGTTTTCTTGTCCCGTGAACCGGTTTTTTTGTGCCTGCCTGTATATGATCCGCCGGTATCTCTTCCAGTGCATCCGGTCCGAAGTTCTCTTTGATCGTTTCGTCCATGATTCTTTTGAACTCTTCACTGTCAAAGTTTACGTTTACCGTTCCCATGACCGGTTTTTCTTCTTTGTGTTCCTCTTTCTTCCCTGTCATTGTCTCCCGGATGTAGCCGTGTGGCACGTTGCAATTAACGGCGTTCATTACAATTTCGTACTGCGCCGCCTGTTTAATCAGGTTGTAAAAATTAGAATATGTAATCTCTGTCCGGTCTTCCGGTTTAAATGCGTCCATGATTCCCATTAGTGTTTTTCTCCTTCCTGAACAGCTTTTCTGTATGCTTCCGCTCTTGATGTCGCGATTGCCTTCTGTGTTATGCCGACCATAAATCTTTCGACGTGTGCGCGTTGCGTTCCCTGCGCTACTGCTCCGTCTATGAATTCGCTGATTGCATATCCAAGAAGTGTCGCCACGTCCACAAATTCGCCGTCAATTAACACGATCGGCGGTTTCTTCATGTCCGAACTAAAAACATGAATCCCGGCGATCTGTTCGACCGCAACGGTTTTCATTTCTTCCGGTTTTGCTCCTGCCTGTTCTGCCGCGTCCTTCAACGCCTGTTCGATTGTCTTTTCTTCCTTCATTGGTTAGATCTCCTTTCAGTGAGTAGTTGAACCGAATTTCGGTATCTTTATTTTTCCGGCGTGTGTAGTTGATCTGTCTGATCGTCCTTTCCAGTCGCCCCAGTTCGTCCGCCGTCAGGCCGTCGCCGGATAATGTCATGATGATTTTTCTTTCTTTTTTCATATATCGCCCCGCGTTCCGGTTATTTGCCGCGAACGATCTTCTTTCTTTTCTTTCTGCTTCCGATATATTGTGCCGGATTCTTGAAATGTCGTTTCTTTGGCCGTGTCTGCGCCCGCGTGTCTGCGATCCGTCGTTTGACCTGATATCTGACCGCTTCGGCAAAATGTTCCGCTTCTTCTTCCGAATACGGCTTTCCTTTAATCTTCTGGATATAATGCATAAATTCATGCGCTGTCGTTGCGATCAGCGTTTCTTCCGGTTCTGGAATGTCTGCCGCTATGTAAATGCGATCCGTGTTTGTGTCGAATACTCCAAAACCCTTCTGCCTGTCCTCTGTTTCGAGGTGATCCGCGTCAAATGCGATTATCACGTCCACACCGTAACGGTCTTCTGGATCTTCCAGATCTTCGATGATCTTCGGAAAAGCGTTTTGCAAATATAACAGCGTTTCCATGATCGTTTCGAAGTTCTCTTGAAAGTCCTTGAATTTCTTTTCGCCCGGTATCGGTTGCACTTGAAAACTAATTCTTGCCATTTACTCTCCTTCCGGGACTTGTCCGATCAGGCGCGCGCCCGTTAATACCAGTTCTTTTCCCATGATCTCGTATTTCCAGTCGCCGTGAAGTCCACATTCGCTGTCAAGCGTTCCCTGATAGGTGTCCCATGTTTTCTGTGTTTCGTTGTAAATCTGTAAAGTTACCATTTCCGTTGACTGCTGCCGGGCGGCTTCTTCCTGCGTGTGCTGTTCTGCTGCCGTTCCCGCTCCGAAACTGGAAATAAAAGCCGCGACTGCTGCTGCTATGATGTAGGAAGTAAATTTTTGTTTTCTCATTCGCTGCCGTTTCTCCTTTCCAGTGGTATCGGGTAGCCGTCAGGAAGTGCACTTATTAACTTTTCTAACTGGATCAGCCCGATTTTCTGTGCCGTGACTAATGCGTTCGGCTGACATGTGTTTAATTCTGTCATGTTTTTATGTATGCCGGCCGTGATATCGGCTCGGAAGGCGGGCGTTAATGGTTTGTAGAATGTTTCCATTTCTCTTTCGTCTCCTTCCATTCGCTTATCAGGTCGTCAATATAATCTTGTATTATTTCGTCTGCATTTTTCTCGACATGCTCCAAATCTTCTTTTTTGAATCCTTCAAGCGGTCCCAGTTTTTCCAACTCTGGTGTATTTCCGGGTTTTGCATACAGAATCCATTCTTCTTCCGTATCGTTCCACATTATTTCCGCCGTTACGCATCCCGCTTTTTTGATTGCTAATCCCGTTCTTTCCCACTTCCACATTTTTGTTTCTCCTTCCTTTTGTTTGTGGTACAATCCTTTAGAAAGGTGGTGTTTTTATGAGTGAAGTAAAAGGCGTTTTCAGTATTTCTTACGGAGATCCAGAACACATTCTTGTTATTGACGATAACAAACAGCCTGTTTGTTTAAACGATGAGGAGCAAGAATTTATCGACAATGTATTTTCTTTTCTTGCTTCTTCTGTTGATATTTCTGATCTTCGTCTTGATAAAAGAAGTGATAATTATACAAGCCTAATTTATGGCGAATATAACGATTTCCTTCGTTTTCGTCTTTCCGCTCGCACAAAATGGTTGTCCCTTCGCCTTCCCTCTGACGTTAAGGCGGACAATATGGACAATCCTTTGTTTGATGCACAGAAAAATAAAAAGCAGCTTCACTGGAAAGCAAAATTGAATTCTTTAGAAGACGTTTCTTCTTTTAAGGAATTTATTATCGCTTCTTGTGTTTGATTTGCCTTTTGCCCGTGGTTTATGCCATGGGCTTTTTGTTGCTTAATATGTTAAGCACTTTAATCAAAAAAAATTTCACTCACTTTTCTATTGAGTGCGGAAGCAATCTTCTTCAACGTGTCCGTTGTTGTTGTCGTTGTTCTCCCGGTTTCAAGCCCGTTTATAATGCTTCTCGTCACTCCTGATTTTTCCGAAAGTTCCGCCTGTGTCATGCCTGCTTCTTCTCTGATTTCTTTAATCTTATATCCCATGAGTGTTTCTCCTTTCTTGTTTTGTTGGTTTAAGCTTAACATATTAAACACTTGCTGTCAATATGTTAAACAGTGTTTAATATATTAAATTTTGTATTGCTTTATTTGTTGAACCATTGTATAATATATTAAACAGATAAAAGAAAGGTGGTGTATAAAAATGACGCTCGGCGACATCGTGAAGAATTACCGTACAGAACACGGACTTTCTCTTCGCGAATTTTCCAGAATATCCGGCGTTAGTAATGGCTATATTTCAATGTTAGAAAAGAACGAACACCCAAAGACTAAAAAGCCCATCGTCCCTTCTATTGAAAAAATGCGTTGTATTGCTAACGCTATGGGAATGTCGTTTGATTCGCTTCTGGATATGATAGACAGCGATCAACCTATTTCAATTAAAAAGGAAAATGCACCCGCGCCGTCCCTTACTTCATCAGAAAGTGATTTATTAAACAAATATAGACGCCTTAATAGTGAAGGTAGAAAAAAACTTATCGAACGTGCCGACGAATTATTCGATCTCGGTTACGTCGAAAAAGGGGACGCCGAAAAAATGGCATAAAATACCATTACAGGGAAACTAAGGAAAATATTATAGAATTGCGTTTCCAAAAATAAAAACGCCCACGGCGGCAACCGTGAACGTTTTAATAGATTGTTACCTGTCGACAGAAAAGGCCGGCTGTAGTAACTCCCTAGCAAGTGTTATTATAGCATAGGCCTTTTTCTTTTGAAAGGGCTTATTTTTTATACCCTTTTTTAGAAAAATAGAAAGGTTGTGTATATTATGGCTTATGCTATGAAAGTACCTGCTGCCAGTGCCGACGATCGGATCGTTGCGATCTATGTTCGTGTATCGACCGGGTATCAGGTCGATAAAGATTCGCTTCCGTTCCAGAAAAAGGAATTGAAAGCATATTGCAAGCATATCTTGCACGTTGATATGTCGCGTGTAGAGATCTTTGAAGATGCCGGGCGATCCGGTAAGAATACAAAACGGCCGGCATATGAAAGAATGATGCAGAAAGTCCGCGCCGGGCTTGTGTCTCACGTTCTGGTGTATAAGATCGACCGTATTTCCCGAAATCTGGTTGACTTCTCTTTGATGTATGATGATTTCAAATACAACCGCGTGACGTTTGTTTCGTTGAACGAACAATTTGACACGTCTTCCGCGATCGGCGAAGCTGTCCTGAAGATTATTCTTGTATTTGCTGAATTAGAAAGAAAGCTGACAAGTGAACGCGTGAAAGATATTATGATCGGACGCGCCAACGAAGGGAAATGGAACGGCGCGCGTGTGCCTTATGGGTGGGACTGGGATTCGTCCGCCGGGTGGCCGGTACATTCTGAAAAGGAAGCCCCGTTCGGGCGCGCTATGTATGAAATGTATTTGAAAGTTAAGTCAACCGGGAAGATCCGCGATTATAACAACGCTCACGGCATACCGACCAAGCGCGGCGGCGAATGGACTTCAAAAACCGTCGGGGACTTTTTACGAAATCCAATGAACAAGGGCGACTATCGTTATAATTACCGGGAAAGCGCGCGCGGCCGAAAAAAGCCGATTGACGAAGTTGTGTACCTTGAAGGTGTCTTTGATCCGCTCATTGATCCTGAAATATGGGAAAAAGTTAATAAAATTATGGATATCAACCGGGATAAAAGAAATATGGTCGGATCGCACCCGGTAGAAAAGAATTGTAATGTCTTCGCCGGTCTGATCCAGTGCGGTTCGTGTGGTTCTGGTTATCTAGTGGGTAAAAAGGATAAACGCCGAAAGAATGGCTTTACCCCGTCTATGTATTATTGCGGCGCAAAAACGCGGGCGATTCACTGTCAGAACCTAAACGTCAGCGACGTGAAGATCGGTCCGTTTGTGATTAACTATATATCCGCTATGGTCCGCGTATCAAACGAACGACGGAAGATCAAAACCCCGGAAGATCTGGAAGAAATTCTTCTGTCTGACAAGGTCGTATTTGCCGATATTATGGGTTTATCGTCTGATAGCTTAAATAATACCTTTGAACTATTAACGGGCAAATCTGCCACGGGTGGCGCATTGTGGCGCGCTGATCTGGTGGATCAGGAAGGCGTGGCCGCTGATCCGGCAGAAATTGAAAGCCTGAAAGATCAGATCCGAAAATATGAACGCGCGAAAGAACGTCTGGAAGATGCGTATTATTTCAGTGACGACGGAATGAGCGAAAAAGAATATCTGGAAAAGAAAAATCGGTTTGATTCCGGGCGCGTGGCTGCCGAAAACAAATTGAAAGAACTGACCGAAACGCATATCGCTTCCGGTGTTGATGAATCCGCCTTTATGAAATCCGCTTCCGCTTTTCTTCTGACGCATAAGATCCGCGCCGGATCTCATATCGTATATAGTGATCTGGCCGGAATGGTCGAAGAAGAATCGATCAAAGAGTTTTTCAATCTGGTTTTGGATCATATCACAGTAAAAGATCGCCGCGTGACTGAAATTGTGTTCGCGAATGGTCTTTCCCATAAATTTATATACCGCGATTAAAAATGCAACGGAACGGGCGTTATAAGGTCCCGCGCTTTCAGTGTGGATTTTGTGAAGTGGTACAGAAACAAGCGGTTTAATTCTCCCACAACGCCCGGTTCACATTAAACCCGGCCGGAACTTGTCAAACAACATTACAACGCCCCGTTGCAACCCGTCAGCATTTACAAGGGCTTCGGACCTTCACAATCTCCCGCGGGTGGATCATGGCTGCTTTAATTGCCAGGCGGCTACTGCTGCCGCCCCGATCTTTATTTGATGATCTTTTCAAGTGCTGTTGTTAAATATCCGCCGTCGATCCCCGCCATGGTCCCCAGTTCCTTGTCAAGTTCTTCGTCGAAGCTGCACAGGTCATATAATTTTTTCAATTCCTCTTTTCTCTCTTTCTCTTTTCTTATTTCCAGTGTATGAAGCGGACTTAAACTCTCTAAGATAATCAGAAAGTATTCTTCTGATCCGGTTGTTTCTTTCAGTTGTTTATCCAGTGTTTCGTCACGCTCCAGAAGTTTAAAGAATTTTTCTATTTCTTCCCAGTCTTTTTTCATTTTGTTCCTTTCTGCCGAGACTGCTGCCCCGGCTCTGTTTTGCTATAAGTATATCTGATTTATCAGACTTTTTACAGTTGTTTTTTATAATGCTGTTTCGATGAATTCTGTTGCCGCTTTGATTGTTCTGAAAGTGTGAAACTCTCTGAATCCGATCTGGTCGTCTTCTCTTACGTTTACGTGATATGCTCCGCGTGTTCCTTTCATTCTTGTGATTTTATATCCTTTAACAACTTTTACTGTTTCGTACATATCTGTTACCGCCCTTCTAAGTGTTTGTTTATTTTTTATTTCCTTTCGTTGATATTATATTAGCATACGTTTATATAAAAGTCAATGCTTTTATTAGCTTTTATTTATATTTTTTTCGTTGACTTTAATATTATATTAGTGTATGCTTATATTATAAAAATTGAATAGGTGGTGTTTATTATGATGAAATATTATCGACTGTTTGACCTTCTGGCGCGCCGGGATATGAAAAAGACGGATCTCCTTTCTGTGATCTCCGCGCCGACGCTTGCGAAGCTGTCGAAAGGGGAAACAGTAAAAACTGACGTGCTTTGTAAAATCTGCGATTTTCTGGACTGCCAACCGGGCGACATTATGGAATACAAAAAATAAAAAATATCCCAACTTTAGGATTTCTCCTATTGTTGGGATATTTTAAAATGCTTTATTTATGGGCTTTTTACATCACGGAAACCGCGTTCATCTGACACCCGAAGGTAGTCGTACAGGCATATAACGGACGTCCCAGTTCTTCTGATTTTTCTCTGACATAGATGCGGGCTTTTTCAATAAACTGCTGCTGGCGTTT